CTTCTGCTTTGTTTTTAAGTCTAGCCATTTCTTGTTGAAATCTAGATTCGTATAAATTCATCATCTCTACGTCACCTTTCATAAAAGTATAAGCTTCTACTAAACAGCCATAAAGAAGTCCATTTCTTGCGTGTTCTGATATCCAAGTTCCTGTTGTGTCTGTAACTAATGAATTAGGTTTATACAAGTAATGTAATTCAACTTCATAGTTTTGATCTGGAACTGGAGCTATGATGATGGTGGATTCTTTTGTGCCAGTATGTAAATCTTTATCAAAGTCAGCATAGTAATATGGCAACCCATAATCAGCAGTGTCTGTTGGATCTGGACAATACTCTTGCATAAAACTAGTATGTTTTTTATCTAAAAAAGTATAGTCTCCATTAGTGTTTATAACAGCCAAAGAAAAAGCTAATTCAAAATCATCAGGAGTTGTTAAAAATCTAGAACCTGTAGTAACTAGTCCTTTCACATTTTTTCTAAAATAATCAAACTGAACAAGTTCAAATATTCTTTCTTCTGTATTTTTTATTATATCGTCTAATGTATTTACAAAAGTAGTTTCTGTATTTTCAGTATAATCTTGAATTAATGTTTTTAACTCTGATAATGTTATAGGACTACTCATATTAAGTATTTATTTGGCCACCCATACCTGCGTGATTAGTACAGTAATAATAAAGCGTAGGAGCCCCACTTGCAACTTCTATCTGAGTATAAGCACCTGCATTACCGGGAGTTCCGACAACCGTAACTCCAGTTGTGTATTCGACTCCACCTGAATGAGTGCCTCCAGACGTTGTCGAAAATCTTAATGGATGATTATTATTTGTGCTATCTGACTGGTCAAATTTGTATGTTTGTCCTTCAGTAAAAGATAAAGTTGGTGCTCTTACTCCATCCACATAATAATAATTAGATCCATAATAAGCAGCAACAGTTATCGTATAAGTTGTAACAGATGGGCTTGGAGTAGGACTTGGAGTAGGACTTGGAGTAGGGCTTGGGCTTGGTGTTACTGAGCCATCAGTGCTAACAGTTATGCTACCTAACTCTCCATCTAATCTAGATAATAAAAAATTAGACCCTATGATATCTTTGTCCATATAATGTTGTTTTGTAATATCGTTGTATATTACGACAACAAAACCCTCGCCAACTTCTTTATCATTGTTTGGCCTGGGTTCATATAAAGCCTCTGGATCAATTACATGTGGTAATGGTTCTAATTGTGGGTGTTTTGGTTCGTAACAACTAGGACAAGTTTTTAAGCCATTCCATTCTTCTCTAAGTTTTAGTAACTTATATTCAAATCCACATCTATCACAAATAGCCTTTGCATATTTTGCTGAAGCATATGCCATATTAGTATCCGTGTCTTAAATAAGGCGCAATCCTAAAAGAAGCTCTATCTTCGTCTTGAGACAATGCTCTTTCAAATTCATCTTCATACATCTGTTTTAACATAACAGATCTATCAGGAGCTCTTTTTATAGATATGTAATATGCAAGACCTGCTGCAAAACATGGATAAAATCTGAATGGCATGTCCATAGTATTTTTAGCTTTATCAGCATCGAACATTCTTACTATTTTATTAAACACTAATATATCTGTGCTGTTCTCAGGAGATGGCCATATTTTTAATACAGGAGTATTTGATTTATCAAGAAAAAATTGAGATGGCCTAGATTTTGTTGATTTAGTTGGAATGTTTAAATATTCACTTCTACTAATTCTAGACATTTGTAAATCTAGGTCTGTTCCATTGGTGTTTCTTCTTATTGAACAATCTAGTATGTCTATAATATTAGCGTTCAAAGTATAATCATTTTGACCTTCAGTAACAGTTTGAGTTGCTTGTTCTATAGTCCATTGATTTAGCCCCCGGTTAGCCCATTCAGCAAGCATCAAGTTAATAGATCTTCTTGCAGTTTTTAGATCATAACCAGTTCTAAGTTCTAGGCCGCATCTTTCAAATGCTTCTTCAACAAACTCAGCTACATTTGGTTCAAAATCTGTGCTTCCAGAGGTAGACATTATTTTTTCTTTTTATTTTTCTTTAATGATCTTTCAATCTGCGCAGCCTGTTTTGCGTGTAATTTAGAAGCTCCTTTAAGCTCTTTAATTAACTTTCTTTTTTGTGCTGTTGTTAAGTCTGCCATTATTCCTCCGTATCGTTGTATAAATTATCAAATACCCGATTGACATCTAACGTATAGTCTAAATCAGATTTTGAGTAATGTATATGTTGAGACGGTCTAAAGTCAGGTGCTCCTTCGCCAGTTTGGAACCAAGCAGGATGCGTTACTCTTACTCTGTTGTTCGGCAAAGCTACTATATTACCTGTCCATTCACCTGCATCTAACAGCTCCAAAACATGACTGCTTTTATGTTGCGCAGGATCATCTGCTATCTCACTCTCTGCATAGTCAACAGTAAAATAATATTTAGCTGGGAACATCTGTCCATCTATTTTAGCTAACCAAGGGCAAGGCGTAGCTCTATCTATAACATAAACTGAATTATGATGAGAAGAACAATCCCAAGGTTGTGCATCATGAACTTGCATAGGTTCAGGCCACTCTTCAAAAGGTGTATCTCCTACCAATGCTGTAATAGGCATGCGAGCCCACATAGCTCCACCATGCACTGTATCTTCTGGCTCTCCATCAGCTTCCACTCCTGTAAATATAATATGAAAACTGAGGCATCGATTTGGCATTGTTGTTACTCCAACAGCCATAGCATGCAAAAATTCACCATGATATTTATCATGGTTATGCGTGTACTCTCTCCTTACCCAACACTTGAAGTGGGGTATGTTACTGTATAAATAAGGCACTATTTCCTCTTTTTTCTTCCGCCTACTCTACCGCCTTTTTTATATCCTTTAGCCATGCCACCTTTCTTATATCCTTTAGTCATGCCGCCTTTTTTGTAACCTTTAGCCATACCGCCTTTTTTATAGCCTTTGGTCATTCCACCTTTAGCCATACCTTTAGGTTTCATGCCTCCCATTTTACCGCCCTTAGACATTCCTTTGGGTTTCATTCCACCTTTTTTGCCACCTTTAGAGTAGCCTTTAGTTTTTTTAAACATAATTTATCCTCTGTTTAATTAACATTTCCACCTACGTCTAGCCTGTCTTATTCTAGAATTAGGATTATTTCTTGTTTTAGCTGAACTTCGTTTAAGTTGTCCAAGAGATCTAGCACAATAAGACTTACGTCTTTTTGCGGCCTTGCTTCCTTTTTTAACTTTGCCTGTTACAGCAGTTTTTAATTTAGAACCTGGATTTAATTTACGGTACGCTTTGACCCCGGCTTTTGTCATGCCAGCACCCTTTTTAGTGGGTCTAAAATTCCTCTTACTGCGTGGAGGCATTTTAGTTCTTTTGCGTACCATAAAAATTAATCGTACTTTTTAATTAACACCAAAATAATGTTATAAGTATCTCCACTCGAATGACCAACTGTGGTGAAATCTATATCACCAGTTACGCCACTACCTGCATTGTTAGGTATAGCAGTAAAATAGTCATAATACTCATCGCCTGTACTATCAGAAGGCAAGCCTGCAAATAATACATTAGCTGTAGCATCAAATTCCATGTTTACACCCATGCCTCTTGTCATCCAGTAAATACGAGCGACAGATACTTTAGTGCAAGCTTCACCTTTGCTATTTGCAGATAATGCAGATACATCAACTTTTTTAACAGCACTTTCTCCAGTGCCATCAGAAACATTGGTGAATTTTAAAATAGCTTGCCTTTCATCATCCTGTATTGTTTGGGATGTAACTGTATCAGCCATATTTAACTCCTATTATTAAGCGTCAGCAAATGGAGTTACTAAAGTTCCAGAGCCAAGTGTAATACCTTCAACAGCATACTTAGCAGATCCCATAGCAGTACATTTGATTATAGATCCTGCTAATCCACCTTTGGTTGAACCATTTAAAGTGATTACATCATTAGACGCACCAGAAATAAAAGTTTTACCAGTGGCGTTATTAACACCAGTATATAATCCACCTACAAATTTATCAGTGCCATCAGTAAGAATATCAAGATCAGTTGCTGCTGTCTCAATAACAAAAATGAAGGTAGCACCTAAATTATTTAGTGAATTAGGATCTGTAGGATCAGTTGGTGCAGTTGTAACAATTGAAGGTAAAGTAAATTTACCGTCAGCATCGTTACATGTAAGTATACGTCCTGCGTGACTGTCTACGGTTAAAGTTGTGTCAGCTGTTAAACTTACTACTGAAGTATTACCTGCGGTAATAAATCCAGAGATAGATCTAACAGGACCTGAGAATGTTGATTTAGCCATAATTTTCTCCTAACTAAATATGTTGCGCCATCTTTGGAGTAAGTCTGCCGAGCCAGTTGGTGCAACGGTTAATCTCGGTTTATTTGATTGTAAGTTAAATATTAGAAAAAAGAAAGGGAGCCGAAGCTCCCTTACTCAAGTGTTGAAAACACTTAATCCAAAATAGGATTACGCACCTTGTGATGCAAAGACAGCTCTTGGGTTTGAGAAACCAAAAGAATATCTCTCTCTAGCTTTGAATCTGACATTGCCAGTATCAAAGTCGCCTTCCATAGAAGTTGAAAGAGGTGATCTCTCAAAGTGTTTAAAGCCATCTGGGCAGTCAGTTAACAAGTAAAACGCATCAGTATCAGTTAAGAAATGGTTTACTGCATAACCTTGTGAGATCATTCCAGTATTTCTTATAGCATTGATGTCGTTGTCAGAAGTGCTTGTTCTACCAGGAGTATTTAATATTCTATCAGCCACGAACTGAAGTTGTGGTGGTACTATTAATTTTGTTCCTTGTAAAGCAAGAATCATATTTCTGTCATCAACAAAAGTTGAAATAGAAATAAGAGCATCTTCTAACGAAGTCTCGTTTAAGTCAGTAAAAGTGGTTGGTCTATTTGAGAATGTTCCTCCACCTACTAATGGATGAGAAGTGTTCACGAGTGATACTCCATCTCCACCAGTAAAGCTTGATGAGAAAGCATTATTCAATACAGACGCAGCTTTTACTTGCTTTGTGTGCGCCATAGATCTAGCTAGAGCTTTTGTATATCTAGCACCTAATCTATCGTAAAGGTTATCTTCGATAGCTTCTTCTGTAAGAGCGAATGCTAACGCAACGGTTTCATGTGAATACCTTGCAGTAAAGCCTTCTGAAGCGTTGTCAAAAGAGACCCCGGTTCCTTCTGGTTTTACCTGTGCGTTACCGAAACCTACTATTAAGGTTTCTTCTTCAAATGCTCTATCTGAAGACTCAGTTTCAAAAATTTCCGCGTGCTCGTTTTCGTACCTGTTGTATTCCATGCCAAATAAGGCATTTAAACCAGGCTCGAGCTCCTTCGCTAATTGTGAACGATTAATCGCCATGATTTATACTCCAGTTACTTGAGCGTAAAAGTGCTCATTAATTTTGACTATCAAGTTAACGTTTGCTGATTGAGAACCAGTACCTAAAGTATTATTCTCAGGATCATTGGAAATTCCAACAATTCTAAGTTGAGCAGAAGTAGCAGCAGTAGTTCCACTGATAGTAACAGCAGATTGTCCATCTGTTGTTGAACCAGCAGCGTATACAATGTCAGCATTGTTACCAACGACTGTTTGTACAACTGAACCAGTTGCAGCACTTTCTACTTCAAATAATGCATTAGGATCGTCAACTACGAAAGCCACCGCGTCTGATGTAACTGTACCATTAGGCCAGTGAGAAGAAAAAATAACTTCCCCACTAGAATTAGTAAACTTACATCCCCTAAAGACTCCCAACAGTTGATCGCCAGCAGCAGCTACTAAAATAGTACCTGCGTTGGTCATTTTAACTGGGTCGCCTGAAAATATGTTTCCGCTTGCACCAGAAGCAATTTTGTATTCTGTAACTCCTTCGGAGTTTACATTACTACCTAATTTGCCTAAAGGTCTCAAGCCGAAAGCAGCATTTTGGTTTGCCATAGTTATGTCCTTTAAAAAAGGTTAATTAAAAGAAGAAACAAATTATCCTCTGTTTCCTCCGCCAAATGTTACCTTTGATTTCAATTCTCTAGAAATTGGCATCGCAGGATTTTCTTCACGCATTAGGTCATTCTCTACTGCACTCATTTGGTTTTGTGTTTGTTTAGCGAAATATTCATTTCGTTGATCTGCGATTTCTTTTGGTATTTTGCACAGTATCAAACCGCCAACCCCATAAGTTCCAGCGTGACGACCATCATCGACAGTGGGCATATCACCAAGTCCGGGAAATTCATTCGGTCTGACTGTTTCCCAGCCTTCACGAAATCTTTTTGAAACATTAGTTTTGTAGTCTAAGCCAAGCACTGACTCTGCTACCCATCGACCAACAAGACCTTGAGCTTCCATTGCTTTAGTTGTTGCCTCTGGCAATTCTAAAGCAGTAGGCATTTTCCATACCTTTGGCCTCTCATCTTTAGCTCTAGTTTCCGATGCTCTTGTTACTTTTATTTCTTTATCCTTACTCATGATTTTTGTAGCCTCGCTTTTTGTATTGCGTAATCTTTAAATGACACTCCAAGTTTCTTAGCTAGTTGCTGTTCGCTCGGTGTCAACTCGATACGATTTTTTTGTTTGCGTCCAGTCGATGTTGTGCGTGTTGGCGAAGCGACTGTTTGGACGGGTTTTTTGTCAGCTTCCACGTTAAATTTGTGAGGCAACTCTTGTCGCACTCGTTTATCAATCTCACTATAATACTCATCTGAGTCAGTGTCAAAACCTTCATTCTCTAATTGTTTATGAACAGCGAATGCAACTGAGGTTGCAACTTGGTCTTGTCCAAACCAAGTATTCTTCTGTGCCCATTCACGAGCTTTAGGAGATGGCTCATTATATTCTTCAGGTGGTTGAGCATATTGCTCTGGAGCTTGATTTTTTTGTTGTTCAATATAAGCAGCTTCTTGTTCTTCATATTGTTTTTGTGCTTGAGAGTATTGCTCAAGTCTAGCTTTATCAGTTGTAGCTAAAGTTAAAGCCTCAGTAGCGGCAGCTATTGCTTCAGCATCACCAGCTTCTGTTGCTTGCTTTAAAGCTTGTTTTGCTAAAGTCATCTGAGATTCAACTCTATTGGTGAACTCATCACTGTAACTACTAGAAAAAGACTTCTGTTGTTGTCTTAATTTTTCATTTTGTTCTTTAAGATCTTTAGCGTATTGAACAGCCATCAGCTCTCTTCTTTGAAATTCTTTGGCTTGCGCTACTGCTTTATTAATTCTGTTTTGTGCTAAAGATGCTCTTTTTTCTACTTCAGATAAATCTTTTGCTTCTTCCTCTACTTTAGGAGAAACCTCAAAGTCTTCTTTAACTTCATCTTCAGTGACAGGAGAAACTTGTTCTTTAATTTCATCTAAAGAAATCTCCACTGATTCTTCTTGAACTTCTTCTTCAACTCTTTTATTGATAGGCATAGCAGCCTTTTCAATTTTTTCTTCTGTGATTTCTATATCTATATTTTCTGCTTCGTTGGCCATAATTACCTCTTATAAAGATTTAATATCATTTGGATCCAAAATAGTTCCAATTACATCATCATCATTAATGATTCTGACTTCGTGATCGTCTTCTAACCGAAAACGAGAACCTGCGTATCTACCAATTAAGACCCAGTCTTTTTCTTGACACCAAGGTTTGTTTCCGTATTTTTCTGTTTCTTTATAAGCTAAAGGGCCAACTTTTAAAACGTAAGCAACAACCGTTGCTAAAGTTTCTCTGTCAATGGTTTCTTTAACTAATTGAATACCGCCTTCAGTTACTCCTGCACCACGGTAAGGCAATACCAGTATTCTCCATCCTGAAGGAGTTGGCATTCTATCTAATAGTGATTTTTTAAGTAGGCTTGGATCTAAAACTCTTGCTTCTTCTTTTACAAAAGCTTGATCTAATTCTGATGGGGCTTCTTCTTTTATATTTTCTGCGACTTTGTCATTCATCGATGTTGTCCGTATGCAGCGTTTCTTTTAAATCTTGCTCTAGGGATCGCAACGCCGATAACTCTCCCATAAAAAATTTGTAGTCTTCCATGGATTGTACATTCCCTGCTGAAAGACTGTCAACAATATTTTGCTGTCTTTGGCGCAGAGTTTTAAATATATACTCTGCTAATCTTATGCTGTCTATAGTTCTCTCCTAACTATACAGTGTTTATCTTAAATTTATATTTCTAAAACTTGGAATCATTGGCATGCTCAAAGCTGTAGGAAGTTTTGTTAAGCCTGAAAAATCTATGTTTGGTGCTGTAGGTATGTTAGGTATGTTAGGTATGTTGGAAACTTGAGGTCTAGGTGTTATTGATATTGGATTGGGTAAATTAGGCATAGGCATTGTTGGTATACGCATGTCTCTTTGTCTTTCTAATATTTCATCTATATCTATTTCATCTGGTAATTCAAAGTTTGGAACACCTGAAATATTTTTCATGTTGTCAACAAAGTTTGGTATTTTAGATAAATCTATTTTAAATTCACTGCCACCTAAACCTGGCATTGATGTCATTACAGGATCTTCTTTTGGTTCTTCTAACTGACCTTCAAGCTCTGCAATACGATCCATTAACTCTTGAAATCTTGCATCTCTTCTAGATAATTCAGCTTCTTGTCTTTCTCTTTGAGCTTGACGAATAGGTATTTGAGTTGCTTCATATTGTCTTTGAAATTGTTGACCCATTGGGCTTTCCATTTGACGCATGAACTGTTGCCCAATTGGGTCAGGTCTTCTATCAGTTGGCATGAAAGCTTCTGTGGGTTGAGGTGGGGCTTGATAACCTTGCGGTGTAAAATATGCTGGTCCACCTACAACTGCTGTAGGTCTGCCTATTGGCATGGGTTCTGGTGGCATTGCCATTTGGCCTGGTGCTTGACCCAAGCCTTGAGCATATCCGGGAACACCCCTAGCAGGCGTATATCCCATACGCTCTGATTCTAAATCTGGTCTAGAAATACCTTGAGGTGCAACTCTTGCAATGCTCATCAATAAACTCCGCTAAACTTAGTGCCTCTCAATGCAGCCTTACCGCCTCTAGATTTACCTTTACCATATGGTTTAGGTGCACCTGGATTTGGTATCTCTTCTACTTGTTTGTAATTAACAGTGCCTTGGTCTTTGATGCTAACGCTTGCTTTTACGTTTTTTACTTTTTCCATTTTTACTCACCTTTCTTTTTTTCTTACCAGCTTGCGCTAGTGCGATGGCCACCGCTTGCTTTTGCGGCTTGCCAGATTTCTTTAACTCTCTTATGTTAGCAGATATTGTCTTTCTACTGCTACCTTTTTTTAGAGGCAATTTTAACTCTTCTTACTTTTGGTTTTTTTAGGAGTTGTTTTTTTAACTTTAGCTTTAGCTTTGGTAACTGTTTTTTTAACAGCTTTTTTCTTGACAACTTTTTTCTCGACCTTTTCGGTTTCGTTATTTGCATCCTCATTGATGATCGGTTGATTGCCATGTAGTTTTGCCTCTTCTTCTTTCATTACAGCCTTATTAATGGCTGCCATTTTTTGTCTAACTGAACTCATTTATTTTCCTCGCATTATGTCCATTGCTTTAAATTGATTCTGTTGTTCGATTCTTTCACGAGCAATGGTGTCTTTCATCATAGCAATTTCTTGTTGGATTGCTAGTCTTTGCTCTGCAAGATCTTTGTTTTGCATGACTCGCATTGCATCAAACTGTTGACGTTGTGCAAACTCTTCACGCTTACGTTGCACATCATCAGCTTTAATATCTAGTTCTTTGTCTCGTAATTCTACCAATGGGTCAGGCATAGGGGGAGGTGGCATAAACATTTGATTGATTTGTTCCATCAACTGCGACACCACTGCGGCCACATCTCTAGATACAGACTCTTGCAATTGTTGTTGATAACCCATGGAGAGTTCTGGTGGCAACATAGATATTTGTTGCATGATTGCTTGAAACTCTGGATTCTGTGCATTTTGTTGATCCACTATCTCAGCCGCTCTAAAAGATACATGCTGATAAATGTGTGCTTGTATCAAAGATAAAACTGGCGGATTGGTTTGTGCGGTTACAGTGCCATACAAAGACATGTGTGAATTAATGTGAGCATCATGGTCTTGACCTGCAAAAGCTTGTTGTGGCAAACCAGATATTAAACCTGCGTTCTCACTTGCAGGGTCCATGGGTTGTGGTTGTGGGGGTGGTGGCAATAACTGTTCTATGTTTTGCACACCCATCGATGCATACATTCTACGATATGCTTCATAAATACCATTGGGGCCATGGATCTCTGGATTGCTTTGCACTGTTCTCAGAAGTTCTTGAGCCATCATGACTCTTTGGCTCATAGAAAAAGTATTTGGATCTGAGATCGGCAAGACATCCACACGCTCATCAAAGTCTGTTTGCTTGATAACTTGATTGCCATTGGCTGTCATGTATGGATAGTCTGGTGGCAAATACTCAGCAAAAACTTGCGCAAGAAGTTCAAACTCTATGCGCTGACTTGAATGCAAACGTTTGTGAATTGCAGACATAACCCTCGTGCCACGCTCAAGCAAGGCAACCGTTGTGCCTACTGGTGCATTGGTATTGGCATCGCCCACTTGCAAATCAGCAATCGAAGCGAAACGCCTTCCACTATCAACAAGGATTCCCAGGAGAGAAAGTAACGTTTGAGAAGGTTCCTTGAACGGTAGCGGTACGAAAGCGTCTCGCAAACTTCCTCCCGGAGCATCCATGTCACGGAACTCGCCAGGTTGTAAAGGTTGATCGTCATTGCGAATACGAATCCCACGAGCCTTAAACCCTGCTGGCAAATTGGATAATGTGCCTGCATCGATTAATTGTCGTAGGATTGAGGTTGAGGCTTTCGATAAGCCTCCGATCATGTGCGTTAAACCAAAGCCATAGAAACCTAGGCCGGGTAAAAACTTGTAGTGCACAAAGTAATTAATTTTTTGTTTTAAAGGATCTTCTTGTTTGTAATTTCTTCTAATAGATAAAACTTTGTCATCAGCAATGGTAACGATGTATGGCAGCTTAATACCTGTTTGCTCGCCTTCAGCGTTGGTATCCTCATAGCCAGTGATATCTAAATCAGTGTGAATCTCATGGAGTTGACACATATCATCATCGCCATAGCTAGGCTTGATGCCTTGAATATCATCTATCTCTTCTTGCACATCGTCATATTCATTTGTTGAATAATCATTATCATTGATATCTATGTCTTTATAAAAACCTACTTGTTGTAGTTTACGCACATCATTCATGGACATGCTCACCACATGAGTTACACGACTTGCGCTGTGCAAGTCAGTTGTGCCATAAGGCACAATTAAGTCTTCGCTTGGAATAAATTTAGAAACAGCTCGATTAACATTTTGGTCGTAATAGACTTTTCTAAAAGCTGAACCACTCAGTGGTAGATAAAACAGCATCTGATCGGTTTCAGGATCATACTCTTTCATCACTTGCATGAGCTGATAGTTCATAAACTCTTGCACGCGTGATGCTTGTTGTTCCGTCTCAGGGGTTGTCATACCTATGACTTGAGTTTTAACTGGGCCTTGCGATGGCAAGATCTCGTTGTAAGCCTGCGCTTGGAACTGGGTCACGGATTCTGCCAACAGAGGGTGCATCACCCCACTTGCACCCTCAAAGGGTTGCGACCTTTCTTCATACTTCATGCCAAGGTACTCTAGGCCGTCACGATAAGTTTGCTCCCAATCGCTACGCGAATCCTTGTCAGACTCAACGCTGTCCATGAGATCATTCTTAATTACATTAAGCTCTTGGCTATCGATGCTCTCAGCCAAGTTAGCATAGAAATCTGTGTTATCTAGTGGAGGTGCGACTGCACCAAAGACTAGAGTGCCATCTTCAAGCTCTTCAAAATCATCGAGCTCTGGTTGTTCTTCTTGAACATCAATCTCCATCTCTTTGGATCTGTCTCTAAC